ATGCTTGTCCGTTCTTAAGGCCAGCCCTAATATGCTCTCGCTCCCACTTCATAGCGGCACCGGGGAAACTCCCCGACACCCCTTCAAGCTTACAGCGTACTGGGCTGATGATGCGTTTGGCAGGGGCACCGCAGGCTCCGCACCGGAACGAGTCGCTATCCCTACCAAACACTTCAGTTACTTCTGCGCAGCTTTCACACTGCACGTCAAAGATTTTACGCATCTTCGTCTTCTGGTTCTTCCGCCTGCTGCTCTGCGGCAAGCACTGCGTTTTCCCAGCCAGCGATTTGTAGCAGCGCTTCCCAGCGGCCCTTAGCTTTCCAGAACTCGTTAGACGAGTCCACAGTGCCAAGGTTCATGGACTGCAAAGCTACATTGATTTCCTTTTGGAAATGCTTCCAGCCGTCCGTAATAAACATGCTACGGCAATCTTCAAAAAACTTCTTATCTTCACTACTCATCTACTTTCTCCTTAGTGGTGTTACGACGGGTGGTTGCCTGCGGAGCTGACAATAGCTTGTCAACTTTTTCCTCAATAGCATCTAAGCGCCTGAACACATCCTGAAGGTAGGAAGTAGTGTTCTTAACTAATTCGTCAAACTTTGATTGTGTTACAAGTGACATGGTTGTCTCCGTGAGGCCAGTCGTTAGGGTTACTTCAAAGATAGACTATATCTTATCATATTTTGGACTAAATGTCAAGCCTTATTTCTTACTTTTAGTACCGCTGCACTTCCAGCGCTTGCGGCTAAGACGCAGAGGGCTGTTAGGGTCTTTGGCTGCTTTGGGGTGATCGCGCATTTGTCCCGCGCTGCGAGCACAGTAAGCATCGCCTTTGGACGTACCGGGGCGCACACGCGGCCCGCCGCCTTTGGCTTGACCGGCTTGACCGTACGACACTTTCTTGCCGCTAGCGGTTACTTTGACGCGTGCTTTGCCCTTAGCGGGTTTGCGACTAGTAGCCATTACGCTTCATGCTCCGCGTGGTGCGCTTAGCTTTCGTCTTAGATGCAGCGCCAGCGCGCTTTAGGCACTTACCAGCCTTCTTGCACTTAGCGGGGGACGGACAGGATGCACAGGGTTTCATAGTTTACTCCTCGTTACGGATAAGTAGTGACGCCATACAATGCCGGAAACACCGGCGCTATTGGTTTCCAGGTGCTGGTTGCTGCGTCCCACGCTAACACGTCGCCATCGTTTGGCGTAGCGCTTGACACATCGCACAGCTCTTGCAACTTCTTGGTAGTCGAGACACGTACAAAGATTGTGCCTTGAGTTTGGTGTGAGCGCGTTACGGCAGCAACAAGCACAGGGCAAGCAGGCTTTGTAGGCTCTACGTTAGTAAGCTGTCCAGGCGTCGTAACGGATAGCCATAAAAGGTCTCCTTCACTAAACGCTAACGTATCAATGTTACGCACCTTACCAAATGACGTAACGTATCCAAACTCATTAATGTCAAAGTTTTGATTAGCTACGCCAACAACCCACTCTTGCCGAAAGCCCGTAACTGTTACGTCAGCTTTGCGAATTAACAAGTGATTGCCCTGAGCGCCAGCAAACATAACAACTTCGCCTTTGCTAATTGCCTCGGAGGCTTTAGCGTAAAAGAACTCCTCTTGCCCAAGCTGTAGCGTTACTTCAGCGCTAAGCGGAAAGTCAATAGTGCCGTCTACGTTGTTCCAAGACGTGGGACCGCCAGAGCCTGGGACATAAAGTGACGTAGCTTCTGTTATTTCACCTGTTGCGCTGCCCTGCGACTGGCCTAATATGTACGTATTGCCCTGAGACTCCACAGAAAGCCCGCTGAGCGGTCCTACGTCTACTTCGCTACCGTCCGTAAGGGTAAAGACTAACGAGCCGTCAGCGGCAACGTAGGCGCTCTCAACACCTATGCCGTTTTGGCCGTCAGCGCCAGCCTCACCGGCAGGGCCTTGAGGACCTTGTGGGCCTTCGGGACCTTGTGGTCCTTCAGGGCCTTGTAGTCCTTGCGGCCCTTGTTTACCTTGTGGGCCTTCAGGACCGGCAGCGCCTTGTGCGCCACGCGGTCCTTCAAGTTTCTTAACGTTTGCAACTTCTTGTTTTATATTGTTAACAATAGCAAAAAGCGCTAAATCAGAAGCCATGACTTACTGCTCCTGTTGCGGTGCTTGCGGCGCCATGTCTCCGCCCATCTCCGTTAAGCGGCGAATCAACTCAGCCTCTGCTCGTGCTTTAGACTGCTCAGCTTCGTTATTCTGCTTGCCCCGCAGCTCTTGCTCTCGTAGCAGCAGCTCTGCCATCTTCACGCGGCGCTCAAAGTCTTTGTCTGCAACGCCGTCGTTGTTCTGGTCGCTGTACTTAAGCGTAAGCTCCGTCGGTGCCAGCTCCGTCTCCGTGTTGTATTTGTTAGCACGGGACTGCGACTCGGCGGCCTGCGCTTGCAGAAGCTGCACCTGACCCTGCAGCACGGCCATCTGCGCTTGCTGTTGCGCCATTGCCATCTGCTGAGCTTCCGGGTTGGGCTGGTTGCCGGCTTCAATAGCAGCAAGCAACTCGTCACGGTTGGTAACATTAAGGTGGTCGATAATGCCTTTAATAACCGCACCGTGCGCCGGAGACTCTGGCGGCACCATCTGCAGGATTTGTGCAAGCTGTGCTACTTCGTACTCGCGGGCCATAGCGCCAAGGGAGCTGAACGCCACAAACTTATAATCCTGCACCGGATAGTTTTCCGGGTCAAACTGCATGTAGCGGTGTGCTGCTTTGCGCACAAACGGGATTAGGAAGTTTTCTTGGAAGTTCACCAGCGTACGCTTTTGGCGCTTGACAATAGCGCCTTGCGTCATGGACATACCGGCTGCGGTGACATCGTTCTGCACCATACCGGCGTTGGCCTCAGCGGCGCCCGTAGCTTGACTAACCATTTGCTGTAGCTGTGCGCCCTGCGCAAAGGTTACTTGGTCAAGCTGTCCAAACTTAAAGGGCATGATGGAATCAGACGGAGCGCCGTTGGTCAGCAGCATGCGTCCAGGACGTACTTCAAGCTTATGGCCTCGCGGGATACGCGTTGCGTCTACAGCAAGCATTGGATGCGTAGTAAGGGCGAGGGCGTCGATACGTGCCCGAAGCTCCGCGTCCAAGGCTTTTTGTGACATATAGGCTTTTTCGCATACACCCCGTCCCCAAAACACACTCGGTACAATGTCCCACTGGAACGCCACGATGGGACGGTCTTGGCACATATAGGGCGACGGAATAGCCTTAAGCAGCTCACCCTCGTTGGCAATTACAATAATAGCTTCAACGTATGCGCCCTGCTCTGCAATCTCGTCTTCAGACACACCTTCAGACAGCAGCAGGTCACGGGGTACTTTGCCGTAGTACTTGAGGAGGCGCACACGGTCGGTGGGACGGCTGTCAATTTCCGGGTCTGGCTCAATCTCTTCGTCCGCTGCAGCGCTGCCCACGTACACATCATCCCGGTATACACCAGACTCTTGCAGCTCTTCGACAATGTGGCGCGATACGTACTCGTCAATGGCACAACCCATGGCACTATTGACACAGGTGGCGTTCGGGTCGATAAGGAAGTTGCGCGGCTGTACCGGATTAATTTTAACGATGGGGCGATACACTTCCTCCACGCCCACTTCCTGCATGTCGCCTTCCATCAGCGGACGCGTGGCGGGCCGATACTCTTTCATTTCCTCCACGACCACTTCGCCAATGCCCGTGCCATAGACAGCAGCATTGACAAGCACTTCAGCCACAGAAGAGCGGATGCGTGCAGCAGCAAAGTCTTCGTGAAGCTTGCGCCGGAGGTACGCAATGTCTGCCGGCTCTTGGTCGTTAACATCGTCCTTGATGTCAAAGATTTTGCCGCGCCCAAAGGTGGCCTCTTCGACTTCTGCAACGCAAGACTCAACAGCCTGGGCCGTAGCGGGAGCGATAAGCTTCGACCGCTCAGAGTCACGCATCACATCCTCTGGCGACCAGATGCCACGATAGATGCGCATAAACTCTTCATGCCGTGCGCTGTAATTGCTTTCGTAATGATCACGCCATTTGTTGCAGCGGCTCAGCACCCACTCAGCCAAGTCTTGGTCTGGGCCAAATTGTGCTTCTTGTAAGAACACATTGTCACTCATAGTGGTTCCCTTATGTTAAACGCAGCGGCCCGAACTAATAGCCAGCAACGGCATCAAATGGTTCATATTCGTCTTCAAGGTCCAGATCAGCCATGTATGGCACAATAGCCATCTGGTCTACGTAGCTTAAGGCGTCAAGCAAATCGTCGTGTACAAGCTGCGACGGAAACGCTGAGGCTTCATCTACTAGCGCCGTGTTCCACGTACCGTGCTTAAAGCGAATACGCTTATGCTCCAAGCGGCCCTGCAGTGCCCATAAAATCCTGTCTTGTTTCTTTTTGTTTCCATGCGTTAGCAGCTCCACACGGAACACACGAGCAGTGCGGCGCATAAGGTCGCTGAGCGGCTGCATGACGGCCTGCTGAGCAATGCCTTTCTCAATACCCACAGACGGTGGGCGGTACTGCTCCACAGCTTTGAAGATACGCTCTGCCGTTTCGTCTAGCGCCCAGCGACCATACTGAATGTCTTCAACCCACCACACACCGTTTTCGTCTACAAACACAATAGCAATGGCACTATTGTCTCTGCGCTTCGTTTTGTTCCCTCTATCGCTCTCAAAGCCAGCCAAGTCAACCGCAATGTAATAATCTCCTGGCAGCTCTCTTGGCTTTTCGTCGTAGTACATAAACTCATTAGCATCAAAGAACTCACTGCCTTGAGCGTCAAAGCTAGCCATATACTCTTGGTTGAAAGCCCAGCGCGGGAGCGTAGCCTCCGCATGGTCAATCTCTGTGCTGTCAAGGAACGGATTGTCACGTGACGTAAACTGCCACGCTTCCCAATCGTCCCACGCCCCGGAGTAGCCTCCCATCCACATATCGTAGAAATGGTTCCGGCCTTCAGGCGTTCCGATGAATAGCGCTTTGCCTTTGAGGTCTGATAGCGCTGGACGCAGGATAGCTTCCCAAACGTCTTGCTTCATAAACGCCAACTCGTCCATGACCAAGTACTTCAAGGACACACCCCGCAGGGTGTCGGGGCGGTCAGCACCCTTTAAGTATATGGTGTTGCCGCCAGCCAAGGTGATTGTCAGGTTGTTGATGTTGCTGCCTTCTACGATTTCCCCAGCAAGTTCAAAAAGCTTTTCCCACAGAATGTCACGTGCCATGCCCTGCGTTGGTGCAACATAGAACACCTTTCCCGGCTCACCGTTAAGGGCCGCTACGATTAGCGACACGGCAGCTAGATGGCTTTTGCCGCAGCGTCGGCCAGCAGCGACAACCTTAAAGCGGCTGTCATCTTCATACACTTCTTGCTGCCACGGTATGAGGGATAAATCTATGTTAGCCATAGTGTGGGCCGTTACGCTCCCTTTTCCGACTCATACAGCTCCTCATATTCCCCATCTTCAGCATCATCGGCACCGTTTTCAACGGTCACAGACCCTGACGGAACACCAATACCACTAATGTTAATGGACACTTGCGCTTGCTGCTTACCGTCTGACGTAAAGCCCGCTACGGGCATGAGACGATCTGCTAAAAGCTTTAGCGCTACAGCCTGCTGCTTATGCTCATCATCAAAAGCAATATCAAACATCTTCTCAATTAACGCAGGTGACTTAGGGTTTAACAGTAGTCGTGCCCTAAAGTCCTTTAATGCTGCCGCCTGCTGTCTTTTACTCAAATCTTTTGTCGATTGGAGTGCCGCTTTGGAGGGGCGACCGCGCTTCGCTACGGGCTTGTCCGCCATTATACACACATCCTCTATATTTTGCTACATTACGGTACCTATACAGGTGGTCAGTGGTAGTCGGCTGTCGTCGTAAGGCTTTCGGCTGTGCTTTTGTTGTCAGCAGTTGTCGTTAGGCTGTAGCTGCTAGCCGCTGTGTACCTGTATAGCTAAACAATAG